GTAGATTGGTTTGCTACAAATTATGCCAAGAAATATTATACGCTTTATACCTTTAAGGATGTAAATGATAACACAACCAGGTTCAAGGTTTATTTCGATTACAAGCTAAAATTAAAGGCATATTCCAAAAAGCGATTCGACCCATTTTGTAGATGGGACAGGATCAGTATTCCCTACAAAAATGGCACTAGTATTGAGACGACAATCGGTCAGCTAAATTTTTTCAAGTGGGCACTGGAGAACAAGGTGATTGAATACATCGAGGAAAATTATGACACGATTGAAAAGGACATGAACAGTCGTAATAGCACATCAAAGAGAAAGGACGGAGTAAATGAGAATGCTAAAACTAGAAAGAAGAGAGAAGAGTTGTCAATCTCTGCGACAAAAAGTATCAAAAAGGAGGAGGTAGAGATTGTCGTTCAATTCCATTAGGGAAATATGATATTAAACACTTAGGTCTAATATATATAAATGACAACACATCAAGTTTATTTTTATGGGTATGAAAAGGGTACCCATCAAAAAACTCCATATATACGTGGCCAAGAACCAATAGAATATTTCTGTGATGGAAAAGAGGGTTATATTCATTTTGACGGATATTATTATGTTGAGAATCACGCACCACCTTATCTAGAGGACGATGCTGTTGGACCGTGCAGATGTAACTCGTGGCTCCCACAGAAGCTTGTAATGTTTTCACGGCTTTTTGAAAAGGAGCCCTATGAAGTGGAAGTTCTTGATAATGTGACAAAGAGTTGCTATAAGGAAATCGAGAGTCTTCAGTATATTATTGAAATTTACAAAAAAGAGATTCATGAAAATACTGATATTATTAGTGAAATTGAAGACAACAATAGAGACGCGATGCGAGTGTGTTTCTTTCCAACCAATCGACAGACAATATACTTTCGAGTCCTTGAGATTTTATAAACTAACTATGAAATTTATAAAATATCTATAAAATGTATGAATAATATTCAAAAGCGCTTTTTATTATTTTTAGTTGGATGTATTGGTATTCGCACATTGTTTGTGATTGCTGCTAAAAACAGTCCAGTTAGATATCTAAAATATTTAGGCTACCTTGCGTTGTTACCTGCGATTGGTTTCGTGTATATTTTTCTCACGGGGTCCAGGCAAACGGGGGCCGAAGTTTTTGGAGAGAAGATATGGTGGAACGATTTAAGGCCAATCCATGCCTTATTATATTTTTTGTTTGCGTATAATGCAATCATGGGAAATACCGCCGCGTGGGTATATTTATTGATTGACGTGTTATTTGGACTGTCTGGGTTTATATATTTTCACTATAAAAACGGTGATTTTTCGAAACTAATAAAATAACAGGGGTAAAATAAGAACAAATAAAATAACAATAGGATCGCATTTAATATTTTTATATTTGAAGTTAAATATTAAATAAATAAATTTAGTAATATCTATGGGAAATTCTCAATCAATACAAAAAATTAACTATGAAGATATTCAATACATAATTAAAAATCCAGAAGGGGTCGTATTAATTAATGTATTGGGTGTTACTGAACAAGATTGTTTAATACCGTCCACAATTAGCATTAGTAAGGAAATCGAATTGATTAATGAATGTATTAGAACACACCACAAGAATATTAAAATTGTTATTTACGGACGAAACTGTAATGATGAAAAAATATATGAAAAGTATTCACAGCTCAGCTCTCTCGGTTTCTATAACATATACATATATGCGGGGGGTATATTTGAATGGCTTATGTTACAGGATATATATGGAAAACCCGAATTCCCAACAACAAAAAATGAACTAGATATTTTAAAATTTAAACCAAGAAAATTATTAAATGTTAAATTGCTCGAATATTAAATTGCTCGAACATTAAGCCAAATCATCCGTATATTTTTGAACCGCCATGTTTGATAATTCATCAGCGCGCGCATTAAATTTTCTCAAAACATGCGCATATTGAACTGTTTTGATTTGTTTCTCCAATGCTTTAGCCGTTTTATGAAGGTCAACAAGTTTATCCGCATTACATTTGTATTTTCCGGTCATTTGATTAATAACTAATTGACTATCGCCTTGGACTAGTAGATCTTGAATCTGATTATCTACCGCATATTTTAATCCGATAATTAAACCAGTATATTCTGCCTGATTATTTGTCGCACTTATGTCAACGAAACTGTAGCCTGCCCACACCTCAATATTATTGTTATATATGACGGCGCCGGCCCCACTTAGTCCCGGATTTCCCTTGCTACATCCATCAAAGTTCAATATAAAGTTGTTTTTTTCTAGCGCGTTTGATTGAACATTGCTTACGATACTATGTATCATTATCAAGATATTATGCTGTTATTTAAACGGGCAGAATACGCCTCAATTTTATTTAAAATATTTAAAACATATAAAATAGATATTAAATATATTTTATATAATAATATAAAGAATGATCCAGTTATTGTTGTTATTATCTTTATTTGCCAGCATTATTTTCGCCGATACAGAATGTCCGACGGTTACTAGTCATGGCGATAGACGTAGTGACAAGAGCAAGTTACGTATTGCGCAATACAATGTTGAATGGTTATTTATTGATTATTATAGTGAAATGAACTGTCCTGGCGAAGGATGCACGTGGAAAAACGTAACAGAGGCGCAAACCCATATGGATTACGTTGCCAAAAGAGTCAAAGCAATTAATCCGGACATTATTAATTTTTGTGAGGTTGAGGGATGCGACGAATTAAACATGTTAAGGTCTAGTTTGGACAACTCTTATACGCCCTACTTAAAAAAAGGCACTGACACTGCGACTGGACAAAATGTCGGTATGTTGACTCGTGTTGACCCGTTTGTGAGCTTATATAGGACTGAATTACGTTATAATTATCCCATTCCTGGATCAAAGTGTGGATACACGGGTCCCGCAAGCTCGTCGGGTGTTACTAAACACTATATAACCGAATTCGAATTTAATGGATTGAATGTGGCTTTTATAGCAGCACACTTGATAGCAATCCCCACCGAAGCTACTAAATGCGCTCAGAGAGAGGCGCAAGCGTCAGTTCTTCAAACCGTTATTTCTGGTTATATCAAAAAGGACTATGAGGTAATTATGCTTGGCGACCTAAATGATTATGATGCGGAAATATTAGATATTAATAGCGATAAGCCAACATCATATGTTTTGGAGATTTTAAAGGGTTCGCATGGCGATTTTGCTGGCACATATCAACTTTATAGTGTTGCTGAAACTATTGTTCAGAGCCAGCGCTATACTGAGTGGTGGGATGCCGATGACAACTGTAATACAATTTCTCAAAAAGACTACTCCATGATTGATCATATTTTGGTGACGGACGCAATAAGAAAATACATCGTTGACGCTTTTATTTATCACGACTACTCTGAATATTGTGGTAAAATGGATTCAGACCACTATCCGGTTGTGATCGATTTAAGTGTATAATCGCGTGTTTAGACTTTTACCTCTTCTTTTGGAATAAGAAGTAAAAGAAAAACTTATTAAAATTATCTCCTATGATGGTTTCCAATTGCTGATGGACCTAAATAATGCCATGTGCATACCGAACTTTGGCGAGTTCCTCGCAACGGATTCGGATGAAAACTTGGCAACTACCGTGTTAGTCTCTCGATCTATCCAAAGGTATTGCCCATAGATTCCGCGTGCGTGAATTTCTTTGGAGCTATGTGGCTTGTTGGGATTTGTATTGATCCACCAATGATTTTTATATTGATCCCCGCCGTACGTTTGTTCAATCCATGATGTCGGAATCACTTGTTCGCCACTGAGCGCCTTGCCTCCATTAAGAACGACTTGTCCGAATAAAGCCATATCCAGAGTGGTGCAAGAGATGCCTCCGTTGCCTACAGCCAACCCTTCAGAATCCACCGCGATATTCGCGTTACACTTGGCTCCTATTGGCCTCCATAACTCCCTTTCCAAGAGCTCAGAATATGGCACACTCGTAACACGAGTGATGAGCCAGGCCAGCACATCTGTTGTAGCAGAGCAATATTGGAATTCCGTGCCATGTTCCACACTCGTTTTCGTGACATCAGATATCCTCGGCGTCAATGAAAGCAGAAATGAACGAAGAGTTTGATATTCCCCGGTTGAATTAGTCTTCCACCCGCATGCGCGATCAAGCCGTGTCATTTCTGAATGAGGAGATGCGTAGTCTTCGGAGAATTTAAGCGCGATCCGCATGTCAAGTGCTTGGTTAATAGTGGCACTGCCGAACACACTTGAATTAAGCTCCGGCAAATAGTGTCCCATACGTTGTTCTGGCTCGATTACACCCTTATCTATCATCCGAGCATATAAAACGCCCAGTATTGACTTTGAAACTGATTGCAGTAAATGCACGGAATCAGCTTTCATGCCGTTGAAATACCTTTCGTAGATAATATTCCCGTTGCGCAAGACGACGATGCTATCTGTCTGTGTCTCCTCGAGGAGGTTGGACAACTTAAATATTCTCTCGTCAACATTAACATCAATATCTTCCATCAAATTATTAATTGTCTTGTAAATAGACTGACTCGGATGTGCGTAGATATCTTGTGTTGTTAAAAAATCAGACACGTGCTGAAAAGCCCACCGATTTAGTGGGCTATCTTGCCAGTGATCCAGGTTGAAATCAGTAGGCAATTGGCTATCCATTCTTCTTACAATATGATAAATATTTTTATCTACATAAAAAATATTTATTATTTATTCTTTTGTTGTTTATTTGTTTTTATTCTTTTTATCATAATTATGCTTTAATGAACATATCTATGTCGCTAATCCAGTTGTCCAAGTGTTGTTTATTTTCGTATATATCAACATTGCCATTCAAAATTAACTGGTCGCCACAAACACACTCGCTAGATGATGTATCTAACATATTATCATGATATCTCGAGCAATTTTGTAAATATTCTAGCGGGATATTCGCTTCTCCGTCTCGAGACCTCTTTGCGATTCTTCTATGACATTGTTCAGGATCGGTCTTAACATATACGACCTTGTGGACTGGGAATTCATCCAAAAACGTATCAAACCAATTTAAATAGATGCGGTAGTTGACGGGTTCAATTTTTTTATCATCATAAAGCATCTTTGCGAATACTAATTTGTCAGTAAATAGACTACGCTCAGTAATGAGAATAACCTTTTTTGCGGGCCCAGGCGAATTCAGGCGACCTGTAAATACGTCGCGAAGTGCGCAACGCAGAACCTTTAATCTAGAAACATATGCCATCATCTGAAATGGGAACGAATATTTTTCTTGGTCGGCATAAAATTTCTCTAAAATGGTTACTCCATTTTCATCGGTAATTTTCCCCCACTCATCAACAGGTTCGTTTAAGAAGACAATATCAGCATCCTCCTTATAGATTTCACGTAGATTTGCGAGTAAGGTCGACTTACCAGACCCAATGTTACCCTCAATAGAAACAATAGTATAGGCGCTAGATTGCATTCTGTGTATAACGATTATATAGTTTATTTGTTTAATATTATTTTTGTTTCATTTTTATTTTCATTTAAAAAAAAATTGAATTTAAAAACGCGCATAACGTATTTATTACTCTTAAACGAACACTTACCAGCAATGGATCTCAAGCAAAGAAAACTTAACAAGTCCGAGTGGACCTCAATTGAGGTGCCCGTTTCAACATCTGAAATAGCTATTTTAAATTTAATTATGGAGGGATATGGCGACGTTAATTTTAAGATTAACAATGCGGTCTCTATACTTGCGTATTTAAAGTTAGAAGCTTCCGATAAGATGGAAGATTATCTATATAGTAAATATTTGCGCGTCAGTGGTGATAAAATTGAGGATGGGTTGGCCCAGGCTGATGCTACATATAAAAAAATGAAGATATCTGGGGATATTAAAATAAATTCTGGTCAAAAACTTCGCTTAGATAGATATGATGAACCTACTATCCGAAAGCACGATCTGTATGAATTTACATTGTTAAGCCATTTGGAAAATCTTATAAATAATAGGAAGATTGGTAACCAAAAGCTGTTCCATTTCCACTATTTTACAGTGTATAAACTTAATAGGAACAGTGTGGCTAAAGTAAATGTTCTAGTGAAAGAACTAGTAAATCGTGCGTTAAAAATATTTGAGAATGATATAAATTTGTCGGTAATCATCGAGAATGCGGTTGATTTTGTTGAGAAAAATGATAGCCTCTTGAAATATGCCGACTTGGTCTTGTATGAGCATCAGAAAGATATATTTACGGCATGTAAGCAACCGAACCCCAAGTTGATATTATATATGGCTCCTACGGGAACGGGAAAAACTCTGACGCCAATTGCGTTGTCTCAGCAAAAGAAAATAATATTTGTTTGTGCGGCAAGACATGTTGGACTTGCGTTGGCGAGAGCAGCCATTTCAGTTAAGAAAAAGATTGCGTTTGCGTTTGGCTGCGCGAGTGCGGATGATATTCGATTACACTATTTCGCAGCAAAGGAATATAGTATAAATAGGAGAACTGGTGGAATCGGAAAGGTGGACAATAGTGTTGGCACGGAAGTAGAAATTATGATTTGTGACATCAAGTCGTATTTACCAGCAATGTATTATATGCTTGCTTTCTTCGAAGCACAGGATATAATCATGTATTGGGACGAACCGACAATTACATTGGACTATTCTGAGCATGAATTTCATTCGACCATTCGAAAAATTTGGAAGAAAAATAGCATTCCTAATGTTGTATTATCGTCTGCTACATTGCCGAAGCAAAATGAGCTTTGCGAAACTATCCCCGACTTCTTGAATAAGTTTCATGGCGCCGAGATTTGTAACATTGTTAGCCACGATTGTAAAAAATCGATTCCTATTATTAATAAGGACGGTCTTGTGGTATTACCGCACTATTTATATGAGGATTATAATAAAACATTAGCCGTTGCCAAACATTGTAACGATTATTTGACGCTTTTAAGATATTTCGACTTGGCAGGAGTAGTCGAATTCATTACCTATGTAAACAATAATGGATTTGGGAGCGCTAGAATGTGCCTA